GATTCGTTGCCGGTCACGTCGCCCAACAGAGCCTTGTCAAACTTGATGACTATTTTTGAGCCTGCGCCCTTGCCGCTCCAGTAATTACTCATTCCAGATCGCCTCCACTTCCGGCGGATCTACATCGACGTACTCAAGCCCCTCTGGCGTAAACGTGATCTCGAAGGGATCGACATCCTGCCCCGCCTCGCCTTTTGTGGTGCCGCTCCCCAGGAATTTTAGGGTCAGGTCGCCGGGGGTGGAAAAGTTTAAGCTCTCCACGGTCAACTCAATGATGCAGGGGTCGTCGGTGTATGTAACGGCGGTGACGGAAAACAGGGCGTTGGTCGTGTCCCGCACCTCGAAGTCACCGGGGGTTAGGTTGGTCAGGAAATGCTCCGCACAGGCTATGATGGTTGTGTCGCCGTCATTCTCGGCGGACTTGAAACTGTTGTACGCCACGCCCCAGAGCAGGGCCACATCCAGACTGACCCCGGCGGTGATGGTGTGTTCGTGATAAATGTCGGCATACGTGATCGGGATCAAATCCACCGTCACGTCGATGCCCGCCGTGATCGTGTGTGACTCAATTGCCATTCCTGCCCAGTTGCGTTCTGTTAAGGCCCAATAGATCTTACCGTTGTGCTCGCACGCAATTCCTACTCGATAATCATTAGTGCGAAATGCAGAAATATTCTGTGCAGGACTTGGCAACTCAACAATGGCTCTTTCGGGCTCCCAGATAGCTGGAAGGTCTGGAGGCTGTTGAGCATACGTACGATAGTAAACTTTCCCGTTCTTGATATATACCACTATTAGACCTTGATCTCTGTTCCACATCAAGACGTTCTTCCAGCCACGAACCATCGCCACTCTCGTTACGCCGCTATCTACTAAGATCGTGGGGGTATCAAGCTGTCCCTGTTGAATAGTCAACTGTCCAGTAGTTCGAACTACGGCAACATACGGCGACCCAATAGTATATAGCTCCCAGCGATTTCCTACACGTTGCCATCGACCATCAAACTCGATTGCAACATCAACTGCCTTCGTCAGCGAGTATTCAAAGTCCCACTGAGTTGGGATGCGGTCAACTGCTAAGGATGTAGCTACCTTAGCGTACTCATCCTCAATATACGCAGTATAGAGTTTCGTCGGTCCAGCAAGTACGCTAGGTCTTTGTGCAGCAATTCTATGCGGACCTAAAGCAACTCCTGATCGTATAGTCCTCGCCTTTAAAAGCATTAGCTCACCTCAAAATTGGTTTGTCGGCATCCAGTCCATAAAGAATCGACTTGTCGCGAAATAAATCAGCCCAACCTACATCCTCTATAGTCTCGGTCCACAAATCCTTGTTTTTCCTCACTTGTATATTGGCTACCTCCAGCCCACCAACAGCATCTTCTGTATTTATTTGTATCCTAACAGCTCGCAGTACAAGCTTTTCATTAACGGGGCATATTTGTTCGATACCTATCCACCCATTGCTTAAAATAGGAGATAAAGGCAATAACGAGGGGTGACAAGGTATTATAAAACTGTCTATAGTATCACCCACATAACCGAAGAGCACAGATACGTACGCAGAGACGTCAGTACCAAGGGAAGGATTAGGTAATTTGAATTCGAACTGGATCTTGAAGTCCGGCGGCTTTAATATCAAATCTGCTTCTGATAATTCCTGGTACATAAAAGCAGTGCTACCTAGAGAGAAGCAATAAATCCCAGGGCTTCTTAGAACCCTCGTGACTCCTTGGGTAGTCCAATGCTCCAGCTGCGTACTGGCGTTAGGATTTAGTATTAAATTGTCTCCATACTCCTCAGCCATGGCCTTCTCCTAATCACAACGTATATCCATACATACTAAGCTTTACCTTACCTGCAGCGGGAGCAGACGCATTTAAGGAAATGGCGTTACCCGATGTCCCGGGCAGTGCGGGCATAAATAACATATCTGTCCGAGAGCGTATATATTCACAAACTCGAATAGTATCGCTCCATATTGATATAGCATCGTCTCTAATAAGAATTGTTGACTCCTCGCCATCTTGACACTCAAGTAGTACTGCTAAGATACCGCAAACAAAGTGTGTTTTATCTACCTCTGCGGACTTAGTTAGTGTTACCCCTTGACCACTCCCACTTGTGTTAAACAGCGACCAGGGCTCTGCTCCTATTGGGTACTGGCTAACAATTCCGATTCTTAATATCTCCCTAAGGGCTTCTTCAACTAATCCAACAGAAATATTGACGAGGTCAACTGCACTTTTGACTTGTCCTACTGACGTAACCGTTGCGACCTTGTCACTTATAGTGGTTTGTAACGCGGCTGTTGCTGCTCCTGTCGGTAAAGCAGATTCTACGACCTTTACGTTTCCTGGATTAGCGGAAGTAAGAAGAGCGGAACCGTCAATTCCCCATAGGAGAACCCTGCCCGCGCCCTTATCACCCTTCCACTCTTCATAGCTTGTTCCAGCAGAGTTTAGGTACTGTGGGATAGGTCTTCCTTGCTCATCTAAAAGTAATTCAGCCATTCTAATACACCTACCTTAACTCGAAATGGCGCGGTTGAAGCGCGTACATACCGGGGCACATAAACACCCAATCCTTAACTATCAAAGCCTCTTTTCTAATACCTTCTAAAGTACCCGACAATCCTCCGTCATACTCAAGAACACTACGTAACACAACTACCTCTTCCTCTTTAAATTTATCTGAGGGATCTCTAATTGTAACCGTATCTAATAATTCTACTGCAGGATTCCCTCTGACGTTAGCGGTGAAATACGCTTTTGGATCCTTTCCTATATACCCCGCCAATGCTGCGTACTCTCTAGCTGCAGATATATCCTGTATGAGATCCCCCTCAATTGTCTGTTCCCTGAATCCATAAAGCGCTGCGAGAGGAACCTCTGTCCTACTAACAGTACTCTCGTTAGAAGTTATAAGAAATCCGGTTGCGTACAAAGACACTGTCTCAGATGCACCCGAATTTACTATTGTGAGATCCATAGACCATGCGCCGTAACGTAGCTTCTTTATAGAACTTGTTTTTGCTCCCCTTAATGAGAGCTGCGATAACGCTGCCACAGGGCCTCTGTTAAATCCCAAGCCTCTAAAAGTAGTACTACCTGCAGGGACAATTAGCTCGTCAAGATCAAGGATCTGTTCCCCCGAAGATAACACAGGAAGGGTGCACCTCACTAAAGTAGACGTAAAGATGTTAGCATACTCCTGTGGTATGTTCATATCAAAGATCTGTGAATCATCATCAAAAATTGCTACGGACTCTGTTAAACGAAAATTATTTATTACCACAATCTTGCCGAATCTATTGACTGTGATAGTACAACTACCCGCCACCGCTAATGCTTGCAGGGCTCCCCAAACTTTACCTTTAGGAAACCACCCTATTCGAACGCGCTGAGTTAACGAAGGATCCACCTCAAAGTCCGTAGCAGACAGCCCTAGTACCAAGAACAATTTAGTCGCCATCTCGAATATTGTAGTATTCTTCATTGCAAGGAAAGGAGGTAGGTCTCTTTCCCCTAGTTGATATAGACGATCGTAACAGACTACTGAGGCCTCTACGCCGGCTGACGGAGCATCCCAATCACCCGTCCAAAATACTCCTAGGGGGATCCACTCTACATTTCCCTCGGAGGGATAGTCTATTTCTAGCCCGATGAAGGGTTCAACCTTTACATTAGGTATTAGCTTGCCAAAGTAGGGACCATCTTCGTCACTTAAGGTAAATTTACGGTCCGAATTATCGAGATCTAGGGTGAATTCATTTGACGATACCCTCCCGATAGGACTACTCGATTCGGTTCTCGCCTCCTCCAATAATACAAACCGAACGATAGTGTCGTTATCAAATATAACAGGGGTAGAAAGAGGCCCATCGAAATATATCTTAACCTTCGCCAAGCATCTTCGTGTCGGTGAATTAATCTTGTCTTCATATTCAGCGCTTACTAGTAACACATAACCACCTACCGCTCGATGAGATCAAAGTCAACATCCTTCCAGTACCATTCACTCCCGGATCTAACTAACTCTGAAGGGATATGTCCTGCGTATACTGTCGCGCTCTTTGCCACACCATTTTCTTCGTAGGAAATAGTAAAGAACATGTCGTTAGTATCTATTACACTAAGTATAGTATTCATATCACTACCCGAGATAGAGCTATATCTAAATAGGAACTTCCTTTTCTTAGCTACGAGGTCTAAGGTCATTAAGCCGGAAGCTACTCTACCTGCTTTAGTTATATTGTAGCGTTCTATAGTGAATGGGAAGGGCTGCTTAATAGACTTCCCGCCCAGTTTTATGTTAGTATAGGTGCTCACATGTCTCCCACCCTTCTATCCTCGCGCACTCTTATCACTCTCATGCGTCGCTCAAGTTCTTTTAACCCCCGCTCATCAGCAATTAGAGTACCTACATAGAGAGGCTGCAAAGCCGATGCGCCTCCCGAGGGCATAACTGCTGCTACCTCTCCTGCGATAGCTCGGGCGAAGGGGAGCGCATCTTCTGCTGTAAGGGGTACAATAGCTTCTTTACCGTGTTCCCCTGCACGTACCAGCATATCCCTCGGTATAATACCTCCGTGTTGCATCTTCCTTATCTCTCCTATTTGAGGTACTCCTATTGTGCCTCCTCCTATTGACCAATTACCTAGCTTAATTTGGGGTACGTCGAATTTCAGTCTGTTCCAGGCTCTAATTAAAACGTTGATAAAGTCAATTGCAAGATTTACATTGCTCCTAATAGTGTTCTTTATGTTCGTCCACGATCTTGATATGCTGCCCTCTAAGGTAGAACCCTCTTTAGATACATCCCTCCGGATATTACGCCACGCTTCGGTGGTATGAAATTCTGTTGCATCTGTCTCTGCAGCTACTGCCTTTTTAGCACTCCCAAATACTCCTCCCAGCAATGGTACTAGGGCTATAACTGCTGCAACTACTCCCGCAGGTAATCCTACAAACGCCAGTATTATGGCTAATATTATAGCGGCTACTATACCTAAGATGAGAACTTTATTATCTTCCATGAACGCAGCAAAGCGCGTTCCGAATTCACGAGCCTTCTCCGATGCTTCTACCCTCCAGCGACTAAAGGATTCCACGGACCTTTCAGTAAACTCACGAATCTTCTCCGATGCTTCTACCCTCCAGCGACTAAAGGATTCCACGGACCTTTCAGTAAACTCACGAATCTTCTCCGATGCTTCTACCCTCCAGCGACTAAAGGATTCTGCCGATCTTGTAACAAACCCAAAGATAGCCACTAGGGCCGGGGACAATCCTAGTGCGACGCTGTCAAGAGCCTTGCTCACCATGTCGCAGGCCCATGACCAAGCATTAGCAAGAGCCTGCGGGATAGTGGTAGTGACTCCTTCTTTAACTACTCTTTGTACTTCGTCGATGTAGTTACGAACCGATTGTTTCAAACGATCGTATAGTAACGCAAGTGCAAAGAGTGCTGAGGTTACTCCAAGAGGAGGTATCCAATCTTCCCAAGCAGGAAGAGGAATGAAGAAATCGGACCACTTTTTCCTAATTTTGTCCAGTACACCCTCATCATCGCCCCTTGCACCCCCACCACCTCCACCGCCAGGGCCTCCTTTATCTCCTTCAGGCAAGCCAGGTAAGCTAGGGAACGTAATGCCTTTTAGACCCTTCGAGATATCGGCTATCTTGTCTGGTATAGGATAAACTTCGTCGAATGATGCTAAGAATGTATCTTTCATAGCTCTGCCGACGTCATCTATATCATCTACGAGGTCTTCGAATCCTGCTCCTATTTCGTCTAGCACTCCCGCTAAATCCTCAGGGGAGGCAGGCTGGAGAATTTCATCAACGTCTATACCGAAGAACGAAGCGAATTGCTTCATAACCCTATCCAGCCAATCACTAACGGATTTAATGGACATAGCTAACCCGATAAGGACTGCAGCTAGGAGGGTTATAACAGCGATAATAGGATGTTCCGTCATGGCTATGTAGAGTACCCTTATTGCCTTAGCAAGAAATCCCACTGCGACACCGACTGCTTGCGCAATACCTAGGAGCTTTATGGCGTTTGCTAAGAGGGATACAGCAGATGCTACTATGCTAGATATGAGCAATCCTACTATTACACCTACGAGAATTCGTACTATTCTACTATTAGCGGTGGCCCACCTAAACAACTCCGTCAAAGCGCGTACTACACCAGATATTACTGGGAGGACAGCTGCTAAGGCTCGCACTAACCATTCTCCTAGTGCTGCTACTACAGGTTTTATGGCCTCCCAAAGTCTCTTTAAGCTCTCCCATAGGGAATTTAGAGCTCCTATTACAACTCTAACCGTCGTATGTAACTCTTCCGGCACTAACCTCTCTAAGAGGTAAGCTATCCCTATTCGTTCTATACCCTCGTATAAATCTTGCAGTACTTCTAGAAGTCTCCCCATAGTGTTCTTCCATGCACTAAAGAGAGGATCCAGTACCCCAGCGAATATTAAGGAGGAGTAATCTGCAATGGTATTCATCATACCCTTAAGGGTACGTTCGATTTCTAGGGCAGCCCCCTTAAATTCCTTATCCCAACCCCTTAACAAAGCTTCTATAGCTACGTCAGCAGGTATAGCAGCTTGCCCTATCCTTACTATCTGATCTGCTGTGAGGCCCAGTTCTCTTTGGAGTATGTGAGTTACTGGAATGGCCATTCTCTGGAGACGCCTCATCGTCATCGCAGTTAGTCGACCCTCAGATTTTATCTGGCCAAAAATATCTGCAATTGTAGTATACTCAGCACCTGTAGCAGCAGCGACATCCACGAGTCCTTGCATTGTAGGAAGAATCTTCCCTACATCAAATCCGGCAGCTAACAATGTTCTAGAAGCCTTTGTGGCTTCCATAAGTGTGAAAGGAGTCTCCGCGGCGAATATCTTCAACTCTCTAACCATTGCGCGAGATGCTCGTTCGTTACCGCTTATTAAATATTTGAACTGTATAGCAGCTTGCTCCATAGAAGCCGCAAGTTCCCATACGGCAGAGATATTTTCACGAATAGTTCTAAGTAAAGTATAAAACGCTTGCGAGATGAGGATTCCTGTAATAACTCGAGAGGTATCCTTTATATAACCACGAGTCGTCCAAGTAGTGCGTGCAGCCTTTTTCTCGGTATCTTCGAGGGCCCTTTGGGGTCTCTTTCCAAAAGACTTCTCCATTTCTTCGCCGGCCGCTTTAGCGGCAGTAACAGCTTCTTTCATACCCGACGAAAACTCAGCAGTACGAAGGGAGAGTGATGCAAACAAGCTACCTGCTTCTAACGCCACAATATCACCCTCCCTTCCTTAAAATAGTACCTGGTCAATATAGGCACGTCTCATCTCAGTTCCAGGATCAGCATCTGCTGAATTGAGCTTTACATATGCATTACAGAGGGCCCTAAACTTTCTAGGGGTAACGCGCCAGAACGCCTCCTCTGACAAGTGAAACATCACAGTACCAATGTAATAGACTAATTCCCAGTTCCAGGAACTGTCTGGCGCGGGGCTAAAGGGGCATTCGAGGTCACCCCTTTGACGTCCTCAGGGTTACCTAAATCTGCCCCCATGGCCTCTCCAATCTTTTCGGCGAGTTTCGGCAGGTCTGATATAGACACTATCTCTCCTACCTGTCGAGGAGTTATCTTAGGATTGCCCTGCTCATCTAGTTCCTCATGGATCAGCCCTGCCCACAATACCACGCGAAGTGCCTTGATGCTGCCCTTCTCAAGGGATTCCAACGCTTCGTCTACCGACCCGAGCTGCTCCTCGATTTCGGCGAATGCATTAAGGTCGTACTTTAAGTGTCTCTCCTTATCTAACATTATCGGCACAGGTTTGGATGTCCTAACTTCCCTTACATTGCTCATGATTGGGCTCCTTTCACTTTTTTAAGACGCATTAATTTTTGAAGCTGTAAACCAACCGCTAGCGCTGAATCCGAAAGCATCCTCATCTCCTACGAGTTGATACAAATCGTCGAAGTCTCTCTTAACGAATGTTCCGTTAATAGTAGGTGTCTGGAAGGTGATGCTCTCGCCCCTAGTTTCATGCGACTGCTCGGGAACCATAAACTTGCCCTTCAATAGCCAAACATAGCGATAGTTGCCGTTTGACTTCAGCGATCTAAATCCGAGAGCCGTCCAAGGTGCACTATCTCCTGAAGCCTTCTTTAACATACCTTGAGATAGCTGATGTCCTAACAGAGCTGCTTGAGTATCCAAGGGCAGATCTGCTACATTTAATTCCAATTCGATCTTTCCTAAGGTAGCAGCAGACTCCATAGGACCATCATCTGCAAATAAAGATTCGATGCTCGGATTCGGGTTGATGTTTGCAGTAATTGCTCCAATAATAGGAACGGGAGTACTGTATGTCACGCCAACCCCGACAGTATCATTAGTAAGAAGGGCGTAGTATATATCCCGTAAACCGATTTGAACTCCTCTACTAGCCACTGTAATACCTCCTTTCAATCTCTACCGGTAGAAATACCGATGTTAAAGCCATAAGTTACTCTATTGGATTGATCAACTCCAATCTTAAAGGGTGTCTGTCTAGCCCAAACGACTCCCCATAAAGTACCAGGAGAGATGTGTTCACGTGTATCGAGGGTGCGATCCAGCGGATTATCCAATAAATTGAATATCTCCCAAGCCTTCTTTTTGGCCCATTCGGGCTCCTCTCGTGAAGATCTTACAGATATCTGAACGCTTCTATCAACACAAGTTACTCCAGTAGTAGTGGGAGGTCCTGCGTACTCGTGGAGTACTACTACTTTGTCTGGCTTATCAGGTATTAGATCGCAGAAGATATCAAATGCCAATCCTCTAGCGATCCTTTCGGATATTAAATACTTAGCCAGATCGAGCAGCAAGTCCACTTATTTCAGCCTCCTTACTACAGTCTTAGCCATCTTTTCTTTAACGAACATGGACACCTTAGCCTCAAGCTCGGGGGCAGAATTCATTACAGGATCCTCCAAGAACTTGGCCTTCCCTATAGGATGACGTGCATGCAATACCTCATGCACAGCTATCATATACTGTGATGCCATTTCTCCTGTAACTGGGTTCATGGTATCTGCAGGGCCCCCATAGCCTAACTTAATAGATACTTCCTTCGTATTTTCATTTACAGAAGGAGCCTCAATGAAGTTACTGCCCTTAAGAGTTCCCGTAACGGCAGGTACCTCTGCCTGACTTTTGTTCATGACATCCTTAGCATGCTCGGATAAGCCCTTTGCACCACCCTCCAGGGCGGATCTACTAAACTTCTGTAGATTTGCTTCCAGTGTTCGCAGGGAGGACTTATCGAATTTAAGGCCCATTACAAGTTCACCTCCACTACATCTATTTGCCCTTTCTCGTTAAAGTAAGGACGTATAGCGATTATAGGAGGCTGCCTACCATCTGGGAGTGTTACCCGATCCTCTAAAGATATACTATGAACTTCGAGAGTACCGTCGAAGTACAAAGTAATGTTAGATACAACCTCTTTGCCTGTTACGTCTCTAACCATCTTGGCTTCACCAGAAATATAGCAGGCGAGTACCTTCAAGGAGGCATATGGCAGGGCATTGCCCCTTTCGTCCATTCCGGAATACGACTCCACTTGGACTTCTTGCTTCAATAGCCGGGCAATCTGCCTATCCATGGTACTCACCTGCCTTTCCCAATAAGGTTGTTAACGCTAGAATTATTTGACATTAGATCGCGCTTGAATATCGGTTTCTTAAGGTCGATATCAAGCTCGTCCTGGATAGCTTCACTCTTGGAGAGTCCTCCTGAGTAAGGAGGATGCGCACCGGCTAACCTACTTCTAAGGTCCCTAGCTAATTCCATAAAGGCCCTCGATCTTTGACTTGCGGCTATACTCTGGGGGCCGAGGCGAACATCTGCCTGCCTAGCAAATTTCCTTGCTAGGGCATCACAGCAACGTACCGCGGCTCCGAGAATATTAGAAGTTACAGATAGAGCATACATGATTTCTGCATCTTGCAGCAACGGATCTGTACTATCCGTATCTCCTATTTCGAATCTAACCGCGTCTTTCTCGTTACTTGAGGGGTCTCCATAAGACCAAGTCACAATGGACCTCCTTACTCTTGACTCTTATTGCCGATAACAATAAGATCCACCTTAAACGTTGAGGCATCTGTGTCGCAGACAATGTCAAAGCCACTCTTCGATTTATTGTTTACAGCTATCCCTTTGATATTAGCTTTCCCAGCGACATTAATACCTGCAGGGGTAGCTACCACGTAGTATTTATCATCGGACATGTTCTCCCCGAAGCCTAGTCCGGAAGTAGCAAGGTAAGATCCTGCGGTTAAGCCGAGGGCAGCATTAGCTGTACCGTCGCCTACCACAATCGAGCCGCCTTCATCCTTGCCATATATGACTAGTGTGCCGTCCTCAACAGCAACGGAGAAGTTTGTCGCCGCGTCATCCAAGAAGTCAGCTACTTCCTTTAAAGTAGCTTCAGCGGAATTTTGTCCCACACCGCTACCATCGGTATTCGTAGCACCGTCAACGCCAGAGCCGATACCTAGCTCCTCAGTGATACTATAACTCGGCGCGGGACGCACTCTTACTTTAGAACCCCGCCCCTTAGTACCACTAGTAATAGTATAGGTTCCCACTTGGGGAGGTCCTACGTCCTCTTGGGCAAATGCAACAGTTACGGCATCATAAAGTCCTCCTAGTGCTTGGATCTTGGTCTGCATCTCAGTAGCAGTATTTGCACCGCCGTTACAGCTTGTCAAAGCAAGGGCTACCTCGTGGTAACTTTCGTCCTCAACGTCGCCGTCGACAGCGATTAGGAACTTATTATCGGTAAGTGCACTGATATCGCCTAGACCAGAGTCTACTCCGTCATGCTTACCGGCTACCGCTGTGAGAGTGATAGTTTGTGCTCCTTTTTCATCAGGATTGACTATTACGGTAGCATTGCCCGCACTAAAATCAAAGGGCCCCTCTTTCTCGGCACCTGCGTATTGTGCAATTGTGCCCCCCTTGAAGTTCACCCTAGTTGGGTTTACTCCATTTAAAGTTACCTGACCAAATCGCATGTCCTGTAAAACGGATGCTCCTCCTGCAGCGTTAAGCTGCTCAGCGGTAACCGTTACCTCCTGGCCTTTTAAAAAGAGTCTCCCAACATTCAGGAATGCAAAGTACTTCAGTCCCGGAATTTTCACTTAACGGCACCATCCTTTCTTCCCGTAACAGTAGACTTGATCGTAGACCTAGTTGTAGGCTCAGTTGTAGGTACAGCTACTGTTTCGACTGTTTCGACTGTTTCGACTCCAACTATAGTCTCTGCCTCAGCCTGCCGAGGAGTATCTTTCTGTGTTTCATGGGTTTCATGGGTTTCATGAGTCTTTGCAGACGTGCGGAAAGCGTTATGAATCTCCCTAAGGAGTTGCCCGCGGTTGTTCACAACACCTTCCCGCACCGCCTTACGAATAGAGGCGTAAGATCTGGGGTTAATATTAATAGACTTAAGCACTCCAGACACCTCCAATTTAATCGCTATTTACAGCGCCTGCGAAGAAGACGCCTAAATCAGCTGCAACGATCTTCTGATCGAATGCCATTTCTCCTTCGACCCTTTCAGTACCTGCGCCCAGGAGCGGAACAGGAATCCTCATGATCCTATTACCATACGCTCCTGCCCCTAACAGACCTGCCCACGAGAAGATATATCCAGCGCTAGGTACCTTCAATCCCGGGCGAGGAGCCGCGTATGCGAGTAGTGCATGGTCACCAAGTAAGAAATCCGTATCCTCCTGTGCTCCCTTCGGAGCGACATTACGAACTGCCCAACCGACTACTACCTTCTCAACATCGAACAATGCTGCTAAGATGTCCGCAGTAACAATGCCGCGCTGTGTAAATACAATACGGCTCAGAATCTCATCGTGATTCTTGAGCATCTCATATACACGCGCACCCAAAACTAAAACATTGGGCTGATAACCAGTTACTGCCGAGATAGCTAACTTACCATTAGAGATATCCTGGATAGGGGTAGATGCAGGATCGTTCCAACGAACGAATTTGCCTGCACCGACAGAGCCCTGCCCAGGGGATGCGACCCCCGACAATGTGGTCCCCCAAGGTGAGATGTATGCACCCGCAGTGCCCCCGGGGGTAAAGTACTTCTGTGCCCAGAGGGTCTCTCTCCGGAGTAACATCTTCTGTGTGACAAACTCCGTAGCGTCAGTATCTACATTTAGCGGCTGATCCTGATTGGCCCGATCCTCCTCGGTGATATCCTTATGGAATGCGTACTTGCGCGCAAAGTAAGTAGGTGTATTATCGATCTCGTACTTACCGCCCGCAGATTCCGTTCCAGGAGCCCTTTCCTCGGCCTCATCACGGAACCAGTCTTCCTTGAGGTAGACGAAATAGCGATCAGACTGCTTCTGTACAGGTACCACAGGGAACACTTTATCCGCAACGAAGTTCTTCGAATTCTGGATGAACGCCACACTGATGTTGGTTAAGGCTCTATCAATGTGGACCATCGAACGTGTAGGTTGCGTCATTTAAAACCATCCTCCTTTCAATTACACACCTTAGTAAAGTAATACTGAGAACACTTCACCTGCTGAAACACTCTCGAGTGCCTTTCCTACAACAATGTCACCGTTATTGTCGTGATCCTCAAAGACACCAGCAGCAGCACCTACAACTACTTCAGCTCCGCGAGTCACACCACCTGCCCCTGCAATCGCGAAGCTAATACCACTCTTCATCACACGAACGGTCTCCTTTGTGCTAGCCGCTACAGGCTGCTGCACAATTCCATCACACTTCTCACCAGCAGGACAAGTGACTAGGCCGTCTTCCTTGAGTTGTACTGCATGATATTGCGTAATTGCAGCAGCATCGGCCTTCTCACTATAAACAAAGCCAGGAATTTCGTACGCCATACTATTATACCTCCTTTAGTTCTTTTTGGTACTCCGAGTACAGTTCGGGATTGTCACGGAGGACCTGCGCAATTGCCTGTTCCTTACTTAAGGGATCGGCACTCTTTGCGATTAAGTTATTGGCGGCAGTTTCGACCCTAGTCCAGACATCTGATCCAGTATCGGAGCCCCCACTCGCACCAAGCTCCTTCATAAGCAGATTGTTACGTTCGACAAGTTCGTTAGCGGCTTTTAAGACGGCTTCGACTTTATCGTAGTCATCTTTGCTGGACTGTGCAACCCTCTTGAGGACGGGGCCCAATTCTTCCGCTTTAATAGGGAGAGCCTTAAATACCATCGCTTTAGCCACGTACTCCCGATTCATGGATTCATCCTCAAGTTTCTTAACGAGATCCTTTGCTTCCTTTGCTTCCTTCTGGCTGTCTCTAAGAATCTTCTGGACTGCCTCAGGAAGTCCCTTGATTACATCCTCGGGAACGTCCCCATCCGCAGCAGGGTCGTCTTTAGTGCCCTCCTTCGGATCCTTCTTTAGTGCTTCCAATTCAGCTGTATTACTCTCCAGCTGCTTCTTTAGTGCTTCGAAAGTTGCAGCACTCTCGGCCTTCTCTACTTCCAGGTTCAAAACAATTACACTTCTCTCCTCTTCCTTCAGCTCGCCCATACGTGTTTCGATGCCCTTGCGTACATCCTCCGACAGTTTGCCCACACGCTCCTCGAGAGGCCCACGAGTCTCCTGCGGTAGCTTCTCAAGAAAATCCTTCAACTTGAATTGCATTACACGGTCATCTCCTTTCTTCATCATTCTACCCATGAAATCTTCTAAGCCCTTAAAGAACTTATCTATTGGAAAGATAACACCACCTCTCTCAGGGGTTTGATCGCCTTTGAAGAGAGTAATTCTAGCATCAGGATTATCTCCCCTCTTAACGAGATCGACTCTATCGATTAGTAGATTCTTGAGCTTCTTAGGCACTAAACCACCTCCTCACGTTCTGCCTTACCCTGTATAGAGAACATTTCGTATTCCCCTGACTTAACCTTATTAAAGATCTCGTCATCTTCTATATAGAAGCCAACCCACCAACCCATAGGTAATGCATTGGGAGGTAGTTCCATCTTCTCTAATTTATCGGGAGTTACTACAAAAGACTCTATCAACCTACCTACAGTACCTCCCTGGTGCATAACGCCGCTCTTACGGAATTCTAAATTGAAGAGATAAGCAGCTTCTTCGAGTTCATCGGGATCAATCATCTCCTGACTGTGATCTATTACAGCATCTCCCGACTTTCTGACTGACACGTAGGCCCACCCAAATACGAGGTTATGATCCTCATCTACTTTCGCTATAGGTGTAAATTTCTTTACCCACTTATCATCTTTTTTATGCCACCCAGCTCTCTCAACCGCTGTCCATGCAATTCTTGCACAGGAAGATTCGCCATGTCCAGAGGCACTCGCGGAATTATACGTGCTCCTCCATACACTCTGTGCTTCAGCAGGGAGTGTATTTTTGATGGCCTCAGGTAAACTTTGGTTATCCGTGTAAGACATTATCTCTCCTCCTGTACGGGTCCGAAATTCATAAGTCTCGCATCGCCATCATCATCGAGAGTACCAAGGGAATCAGGAGGTACTCTCGCGGGTATGGATGTAGGTGAGGCATTAGGATTTTTAGCAGGCATTCCTGCTATGTTGCGTAAGTAAGCTTCAAGATTATCGTCGGGGAATAAAGGCATCCCGCTTGATGATAACGACTGTATATAACGTGACAACTCGGTGAGACTAGGTGTATGAACTTCTCCCGTAATTAACGAAGGGTAGTTAGTAATTCCTGGAAACGCGTTAACCTTAAAGAGCCTTGGGATTGCGTACCTATTAAAAACCCCCGCAATAGATTCCAGGATGGCTTCTAAGGCAGCTCCCAACATACTCTTCTTAACATTTGCCAGCGCGAAACTACCCACTTTATCTCCGCCCATCATTACAATGTCAGCTAGGAGCGTAATGGCAATTCTCTGATCGTATCTATTGATAATCTCGTTGGTATTAAATTGACGTCTACTATTAGCAGTTAGTAACGTAAGTTCCCACCCATAGGGCTTAACTACTCCTTCGTTTTGATCCCTTCTAATATTACGAACAAGTCTCTCCGCGGCTTGTTTGATTTTCATAGCCTCAGGATCTTTTATGTTCCAAATGTCTATACCCTCAGGGGTCGTTAAAACCGGTAGTCCTGCCAAGTCCCTCTCAATCCCGATACCTTCGATTTCTTCAATATACTTCTTGAAGTACCAGCTGCGATAGGCATTACGCAGCAAGGAGCGACCCTCGGGGTTATTATACTCCGCCCTGGTGCGAAATAGTAACGACTTTTCCAGGGGGATCGTCACCATCTCGAAACGCGGGGGAGCATGCTGCACCATTCCTATGATGCCCCCATCATCAGACTCATCAAAGACCCAGCTATGTAGAGTATGCTGCGCTCTACCAGGCAATTTTCTCCAGCCAATCCTACCATCGACGTATTTACTTCTTCGGGAAGGGTCCCTCACATCCCCTTCGCGTCGCTTATATACCTCCTCGTGCCAAGAGAAGCCGTAAGTTAACATCGTCAGGACTTCCGCGATAGTGTCCGTCCAGGGAGTACTAGTATCTTCCATACAACTCTCTAAGAATTCTTTCGCTTCTTCATCCGCCCTTAGGGGACCCCCCGGCTCCACCCTCCAACTCGCGCGCCTGATTAACTGCTCACACACATATAATATTGCGCCTATCACGGGATCATTATACGACATCTCCCGATATATTTTTCCTGCCCTGGGCCACTTAAGCTGGGGTAGGAACTCTTCGAATACATGTCCGCCGAACCGATTTAGCCCCGTTGAACCCATCTCTACGAAGCTGGGCAGGTTAACAACGTTGGAATCAACCGCGAGATCTACTTCCTTACGAACCTCTTCTCGAACCCTCGTCGCGAGTTCTCTACTCATAACTATTGACATCTACCTGCCCTCCTTATTACATCCAGACGCTCATTAGGTCGGCTATATGTAACGCAGTAACTAATGTGGATTTATTCATCGCGCTAGATAAAGCTAAGCCGCCTGCATAAGTGCCTGCGCATATGTCGAATCCGAGCATGTGCCACCGTATAGCTAAGATTTCCTCTTCTGTGAGTGGTACACCGTGCTGGAGCAAGATTGTCACACTCTTCTCACCGTGACCTATAGGAAACTGATCATCTACCGCCCATACTTCCGTACGGACCCAGCGACCATCTTCTAACTTTTTGTTTCTCATCTCCCGCTTGTAAAAATTCGCCTTGCATACGTCGTGGAATAGTGCCACCTTCGCTACAGTATTGTCGGGAAATCCTAATAAGTACTGATAATTTAATTGCGCCAGCCGCTTGTAAACATTGAGGGAGTGTTGCAATAATCCCCCTTCATAAGCCTCATGGTACTTGGTGCTTGCAGGGGCCCTAAAGAAGTCAGAATCATCCAAAAAGTTCAAAAATTCGTCTGGCACCTCTGGCGCTAAGGTCTCCAAGGTAGTTAAGAACTCGTCGCGGTTCTGCTGTTTCTTAATTTCAGACCCCTGCATTACCGATAGTCCCCCTCTTTCTCCTTTATCATCTAAAAACAGTTACTTCTACATCTCGGGAGTTGACGTCATCTGCGTCGATATACACCTTATCCTCGGCTTGGTTATAAATTTGCCGAGAAAACGGTCCCGCAATGATGATCTCTCCTGCAGCAAGAGTATACTCCCTCTCGTCGACCTCTAGGTCCCCATCAATCTTCATGGGGGTAGGAATCGTAATCGTGGCTGAACTCTCTGTAACATTAACTAAGAGAATCCTTACTGCCCCATCGTTGTAGAACTCTGCACCATCCTCCGTGATCGCCTCGCCCACTACAGTAGTTCCCTTAGCGTTGACCGAATCAGCATCCACAAGCACTCTAGGCATCTCCTCAACCTCCTTAATAGATAAGTTTTCCAAACTAGAGGACCTCAGCGTTAAGAGAGCTCCAATATGAAGCCTCATCACCTACTCCTATAGGTAGAGCGTCCTCGAAAACCCTAGTCTTTAACATACGAAATGCTCCCGAAAGGGCATCTATTTGGTCGTCATGCATACCCTTAGTAGGGAACACCTCCGCCTCATCCAAGAACGCGCTATTCCACGGCGCCTGTACCAAGAACATGTTCCCGCGCTCTGCCGCCGAACTCGCCGGGTTTGCACGTAGGACCTTAGAACCGGTTTCGCGATTACCGTTAAAAGCGTAGCCCCAGAGAATGTTCCTCGCGTAGTGGTCGATAAGCATTTTACCCGAGCTGCCGGGTTCCTCCTCCGCAAAAATATTCACATTATATCCATCAAGCTGCGCTGTCTGCTTCACTATCTGCTCAGTAGCCTCAGGAGTTCGCCTAAATCTTATGACGTGGAGTATATAGTAAATACCATTTAACATACCTAGTTTGAGACCTACTGTCCAATCTGGATCCTTACTTTTGCTTCGCGTAGGGTCTGTAGCCGCGAAGTCCCAGTACCTAACAATTCTTAACCTCTCCGGAACTGTCTCAGGATCTATTACCCTAAACCACTCGCGCTTAAATAGTTTACCTTCCCCCTTGATATCCCAATTACCGTGACGAAGTCTCGCACGCGTGATGGGATCTAGCTCTTCCAATGAGCGTTCATATTCCTCTTGGTCCAAGTGAGGGTTATCCTCTAACTTGGCAGGGATAAAGGTTCGCCCCTTAAGAGCTCCTTCTATTACGAAACGCTGCTTAACCCATTCTAACCCAGGTCCATCGGGGTTGGATGCGGACCGCATGCGTAAGGGTATATTTTGTCCCTTGAGTTTTCTGAGTCGGGAGAACATGTAAGTGTACTGAGTCATAGTAAATTGCGTAAGCTCGTCAAATCCAATGTATTGAAACTCTGCCGACTGATATCGGTACTTATCATTTTCATGTTCCAGATACCCAAACGTAAGGGTAGCTCCATTGGGAAATACATAAGTTTTCTCTTTTTCTACCCATTTTACCTCGCGGCGATATACATACGGCAGTAGCCACATCTTTGCGCGATCCATCAGAGCACCAGGCAGGGCGAGATCTTGGAATGTACGACGTAAGAGGAGTGCCCTGTATCCTGGGATATCCACATATTGTAGTGCAGCCATCAAGAGCGCGTCGCTCTTGCCACCACCTGCAGCACCTCCATAAAAGCCCTCCAAGTTCTCTAAGAGTAGAAAAGCCGCTTGTTTCGGACTAGGGCTATGTGGGATATATTTTGTTAGGCGTGGCGTAGTAAGCTTCTCGAGCTCCTGCCAGTCGTGGTAGCTCATATTATTGTAATCAAGAAGGGTCGATCCTAATGGGTTCAGTGACCCTTGTGACCCTTGCGGCCCCTGCGCGGGCGGATGTGTTGTCATTGTCGTCGTCGTTGTCACTCCTCTCACCTCCCTCCGTCGATACATCTATGACCTTTGCCTCACTTAGGATCCCTAAGATCTCCTGGATCCTCTGGCCCTTAGTACCATGTGGATTCTCCCCGCTTGCGCCGATCCCCGCTTGGATTTGTGTATTCTGGTTAATTTGTATGAATGAGTTCAGTGCTCCCTGCATGTCCACAGGGCCTGCGTTTGTGCCCGTGCCCGTGCCCGAGCCGGGCTTATCGGGGGATAATCCTAGGGACAGCCTTTCCAACTCTACGGCTGTCTGGAGCCAGCTTAAAGCTGTCTTGGGGTCCAGTTGCTCTAGGTTATCTTCTAGGTAGTCCATGCAGCGATCGAATATGACCCTAGCAGCCTTGGCGTGGGTACCTTCCATACGTTCTACCTCGAAGCTCCTATGTAATTCTATCTGCGCTTTCCGGTAGATGTCGAAAGCCTTGACGCGTACTGCCCAGTGATACATATTACTTATAACTTTAATTACGTTTCTGGAGACGTTAGCTCTCTGAGCAACGATATATAATGAACGCAGCGACTTTATGCTGCGGGGATTTTCAATGTCGTATGAAGCCTCATATCTGGGCTTTCTTTGTGATTGCGATTGTGATTGCGACTGCGCTTCCCTCTCAGCTTGCTCTAGGATTGTCAAGGGCTCCTCTGCAGGTTCGTGCTCGGTGTTGTGTTCGTCGTACTCGGTAGTGGAACCTAACTGCGTTGCGTAGGGCAAGCGAGGGTCTAGGCGGGGGTAGAGCATGTCGCGATAGGCTCTAAACAATGCGTGATATTCTAACGGCTCCCCATCAAGGCGCTCCCAGAAAGGGAGGCCGTCGGGCGTAGTAGCAAAGCCCTCTAAGTAGGATAGGGGCACTAGAGACTCTAACGGCGGCGTTTGCATGAGGGCCTCCAGAGACGTTAGTGAGTGTTTGGAGAGAATGATGTCGGGGTCTATGTAAGCGATGGGTAATCCATCGGAGTTTCTTCCAAGAGAGTCCTGCAGGGCAACAACTTTCTCCGCAGAGGCCTTCATAGCAACCAACTTCGCAGGGGTCCACGCGAATAGCGCTTGCCTCTGCTCCTGCCCAACGTTAGTACCAATGGAATAGTTCCCCAAAACAGTAGCTGAAGTGGATGGCAAGTCACGTTGGATCACTGTGGACCCTCCTTCTATAGATATTCTCTACCTTTATTATACAACACTTTTAAGGGAAAAATCAAGGGTTCTTTGTCGGTATTTCATGTGTCGTATCAAATTTTCCGAGAGGTGAAAAAAGAATAATACGTTGCGCGACCGGGCTGTCGGACCGCGTGGGTCCCGTGAGTTTTGTATGGGACGTTCCCCTTTCAAATTTCAAATCAGGATAGTTTGCTTTATTGATTCGAGTTGTGACAATGTTGCAATAACTGGGATGCCTCTCGCATTCTATGCATATTAGGCAAAAATAAGGAAGGTCCCTAAGAACCTTCCTTATTTGTGCTACAATTAGGAGTTTTTGTACTTTTTAATCACACTGTGCACGAAATTGTAGTTACTGCTGGTTTTAGTCGCAATTTCGTGAACTTTGAATCCTTTGTCATAAAGCTCCCTGAATAGTGCACTCTTTGAAGGTTTTCTCGAAACCTTCCTTATTTCGCCGTCAGTATAGCTATCTGCAACGTTATATGCGAATTGATAGCGAATTTGAAGCAATTTCGCTATAGCGCCTATTTCGAGCTCTAAATCGTATAGACGACGTATTTTCTCCGACTTTGACAACTCTTTGGATGAAACTATCTCCTTAACCTTATTGTCCAACATTTTGACTGGATTCCCCTTTCCATCCTTATTTTTGGTAACTTTGGAAACAACCTTAACTTCCTCCCTATTTTGCGTCATTTTAGATAAACACCTCCTTTCATCCTTATTTGGTAATAACTTGCACTTCCCTCATATATATTATATCACATATTTATATAACTGTCAAACCCTTTTTCGCGATATATCGCGATATATCGCGATTTTACTATAACTACTATATTTTTAATATTCACATAATAAGTATAAGTAATAATATTTTAGCCTGATTGCGGCGCAGATGAGGATGTATACCGACGCTTATTCATATTGTGCCATAACTCGAATATACTTCAACTAAATTTAAGTTTACGCAATTATGCTATAACCTGAATACATGTGAGAGTCTATTCATATTATGCTATAACTTGAATACATGTGAGAGTCTATTCATATTATGCTATAACTTGAATACATGTGAGAGTCTATTCATATTATGCTATAACCTGAATACATGTGAGAGTCTATTCATATTATGCTATAACTCGAATATACTTCAACTAAATTTAAGTTTACGCAATTATGCTATAACTTGAATACATGTGAGAGTCTATTCATATTATGCTATAACCTGAATACATGTGAGAGTCTATTCATATTATGCTATAACTCGAATATACTTCAACTAAATTTAAGTTTACGCAATTATGCTATAACTTGAATACATGTGAGAGTCTATTCATATTATGCTATAAC